GGGGCTATTGGGAGCGCCGACTTATCCGATGTTACGGGATGCCACGCAGGCGGCGTTGATCGAGATCCTGGAGAGCAATGAAATCCCGTACGAACATAACAAGGCCGAGAATACGTTCGTGATGCTGGATACGCGGTCGAGAATTCTGTTCCGGCCGGTGGATGAGTTCGAACGGCTGCGCGGGACGAACCTGGCATGGTTTGGGCTGGACGAGCTGACGTACACGCAGGAAGAATCGTGGCAGCGGCTGGAAGGCCGGCTGCGGGATCCGAAGGCGGCGCGGCTGTGCGGATTCGGAGTATGGACGCCGAAGGGTTACGACTGGGTATACCGAAAGTTCATATCGGATCCGGTGAAAGGGTATGCGGCAGTTCAAGCTGAGCCGTTCGAAAACCGGCACCTGCTGGAAAAGATCGGAGATTTCTACCAACGGCTGAAAGACAGTTACGACGAGAAGTTCTACCAGCAGGAAGTGCTGGGGGCGTATCTGAGTATGGACGGAGGCCGGGTGTACTCGGCATTCGACCGTAATACGCACGTTGGGGAGTCGAGGGTGAATCCGCGCGAGCCATTGTGGTGGGCGCTCGATTTCAACGTGGATCCGATGAGTTCGTTGATCTTGCAGCGGGCGGGCGGGGTGGTGCAGGTGGTGGGGGAAATCGTGATCCGGCACGCGACGACGAAGCAGGCCTGCGAGGAGTTCCTGAAGCGCTTTCCGAGACACGCTGCCGGGGTGTTGGTCTACGGGGACGCATCGGGGAACCAGCAGCAGACAACGGGCGCGACGGATTACGACATGATACGCGAGCATTTCGCGGCGCAGTCAAGTACGAAGGTGGACTACCGGGTGCCGAAGGCGAATCCGAGCGTGCGGGAGCGAATCAACCTGACGAACCGGCAACTGAAATCGGCCGCGGGAAAGATCGGGTTGCTGGTGGACCCGCAGTGCAAGGAACTGATCAAGGACCTGGAACAGGTGTGCTTCAAGGAGGACACCAATCTGATCGACAAAGACCGGGACCGGATGCGGACGCATCTGTCGGACGCATTGGGATACGTGCTGTGGCAAGAGTGCCGCGAGGATCCGAAGATCGGGCCGCGGAACTGGCCGATTGTAGGTTTTTAACGGTGGAGAGCATGCAAAACATCAACCGGGAGCATCCGGATTACATCGCGCGGAAGGCGATGTGGAAACAATACAAGGATCTGTACGCGGGCGGGGAGCAGTTGCGGCTGAACGCGTGCGAGTACCTGGTGCGGCGTCAAAAGGAGCCGGCACAGGTGTACGAAGAGCGGCTACGGCGAGTGTTCTACGAGAACTACGTAGGGTCGATTGTGGACTGGTACGCCGCGACGTTGATGCGGCGGGAACCGATGCTGCAGTTTGAGGGAAGCGACCCGGGAGCGAAGAGCTTCTATAACCTGCTATCGGACGACTGCGACCTGAAAGGGACGAACCTGCACGAGTTTTTCCGGCAGCGCTTTGTGCAGGTGATGGTGTGCGGGAGCAGTTTCGTGGTGGTGGACTTCCCGAAGGCGGGCGGGGTGGCGCAGACGCGGGCGGAAGAGGACGCGAGCGGGAGATCGCGGGCGTACCTGACGGAATACGCGGCGGATGAAGTCATCAACTGGAACTACGACGAGACGGGCGGACTGGACTGGGTGGTAATCCGTACGTCGTGCTTGCAGCAATCGAAAGTAACGGATGCGAAGTGGGAGAAAGAGACGCGGTGGATTTACTACGACCGCGAGAACTATCAAGTTTTCCGCAAGGCGGGCGAGGCACAGACGATCGAGCGGATGGATGCAGGGCGGCACGGGTTAGCCGGGCAGCACCGGGTGCCGGTATTCGAGATGAAAGTGTCCGAGGGGTTGTGGCTGATGAATAAGGCCGCGCTCGTGCAATTGGAGCACTTCAACAAGTCCAACGCGCTTTCCTGGGCGTTGACGATGGGACTGTTCGCGAGTCCGGTGATTTTTTCGGACAAGGAATGGAACCAGGTGATGGGGGAGAGCTACTTCATCCAACTCGGGAAAGACGACCGATTCGGGTGGACGGAGCCGGCGGGCACGGTTTATCAGATAGCAGCGGACAACCTGGTCCGGTTAAAGGACGAAATCTACCGTGTTTGCTATCTGATGAACCAAGCCGAAAACCCCAGCGGGGGGAATCTTCGGATGAGCGGGCTGAGCAAGCAGCGAGACTTCAGCGTGACGCAGGAGGTGTTGCGCGGGTACGGGGACACGGTGAAGGACGCGATGAAGCTGGTGCTGCGGGCGATCGCGGAAGCGCGGCAGGACGAAGTATCGATCGATGTATCGGGGATGGACGAATTCGACATTGGCGATTTCAGCAACGAACTGGACGACGCCAAGAAGCTGCTGGATTTGGGGATCGCATCGGAGACGTTGAAGAAGCAGATGTTCAAGAAGCTGGCGTTCAAATACTTGTGCGACGCACGGCAAGAGATCAAGAACCGGGTGGCGGACGAGATCGACGCGGGTTGAAAGGTGCGCCTCGAAACACGAGAAAGTCATTGAGAGGGAAGGCGTCGGTTCAACGCAGAGACGCAGAGAACGCAGAGGAAGCGCAGAGAACGCATCTTGACGCGGAGACGCGGAGAAGAGCGCGGGCTCGGCGCACAGTACGCAACGGATAGGGAGGTATATGGAAGGCATCGACATACAGGCGATTGTACGGCAGGCGGTACAGGAGTTCGTGAACAACGAACAGGCGAAGACGGAGCCGGCGCACAAGGCAGAGTTGCAGGAGGAACGGAAGCGCCGGGAGCAACTGGAGCGCCGGTTGAACGAACTGGTGGAAGAGAACAAGCGCAGCCGCAAGATGGCGGCGGAAGCGGAGCGGAGTTCGACGGTGCGCGCCGAACTGCAGCGTTTGGGAGTAGGCAAGATCGATCTTGCGTTCAGAGCGGTGCAGGACGGGATCGTGCGGACCGAGGACGGGCGGCTAGTAGCCCGCAACGAGGCCGGCGAAACGCCGTTGAAGGAATACCTGACCGCCTTCGTGAACGAGAATCCGGAGTTTCTCCCGGCGCGGATTGCCGGGGGCACGGGGATGACGGCCACCCTGAAAGCTCCGGTGGCAGGCCGGGAGACGGTGGACCTGGAGCGGATACGCCCCGGGATGAGCGCCGAGGAAATGCAGCGGGTACGAGAGGAAATCGTGCGCGTGGCGTCGCAGACCCTGAAGGGGCTGTGAAGAGAACCATGGCAGGGCAGGAATGCCCGCGGCGTGGGTGTAGTGAAAGAACAAACCTTTTGAGGGAGAGAACGAATGGCAGCAATTACTTCGAGTAACGTCGCGAATGCGATTGTCAAGCTGGTGGCGGTCGACGCACTGCCGGTACTGGTAGGGAACCTCGTGATGGGGAACCTGGTGAATCGCGATTACGAGCCGGTGCTGGCGCAAGCCGGCGACACGGTAAACGTGCCGATTCCGCCGACGATGGTGGCGAACAACATCGCCGAGGGCGGGACGGTGCAGACGCAGAATCCGAGTCTGGGGAACGCACAGATCGTGCTGAACACGCACGCGGAAGCGACATTCCAGATTCCGGATGTGACCAAGGTGCTGGCGGTGCCGGATCTGCTGAAGATCTACATGGAGCCGGCGGTAGCGGCGATCGCGCAGAAGATCGAAAGCGATCTGCTGGCGCTATACGCAGGGTTCACGGCGAACAGTCCGGTGGGGACGCCGGGGACGGCGATCACGGAAGCCATCATCGACGCGGCGGAGACGGCGCTATTCTTGGCGAAGGTGCCGCCGGGCGAGCAGAAGTTCATGGTGGTGGACGCGGCCACGTACTCGGCGTGGCGGCAGATTCCGCGGTTCAGCGAATTCCAGACGGCGGGCGACGCGGGACTGCGGTCGCTGATCGACGGCAGCGTGGGAAAGATCAAGGACTTCTTCGTATTCCGCTCGCAGTTCGTGCAGAAGACGGGCAGCGGTCCGGTGACGACGCACAATATAGCATTTACGAAAAGCGCTTTGGGCCTGGTGGTGCGGCGGCTGCCGCAGCCGTTGCCGGGGACTGGCGCGATCGCGGAGTATGCGGAGTTGGGCAACTTCGGGATGCGGGTGGTGATGAGCTACCAGCCGAACACGCTGGCGCAGCAGTTCACGGTGGACGTGCTGTACGGCTGCGGAGTGCTGCGGAACTCGTCGGGCGTGCAGGTGAACACCTAAGGAGCGTAACGGCATCCCGCCTCATGATGGGCGGGATGCCGGGCGGTGTGGGTGGGGCGGGACGTGCCCGGCGCGGCGGAGGAAGAGCTGCGGAGGAAGAACGCCCCCACGAATGGGGGCGGCAGCCTGAAAGGCTACGCTACGGAAAAACCAAGGGAGAGAAAAGGAAGGCAAATGGATCTACAGATGTATTACCAGAAGATTCGCGAGGCGGAAGCGAAGATTGCGGATGAGTTTCCACTGATGGTGAGCATGGAGACACCGGACGGGGGAAAGTGCGGCACGAGGACGGAGGTGCCGCGCCGGCTGGCTGCCAAGCTGCTGGTGGAGGGGCTGGCCCGCGTGGCGTCGAAAGACGAGGCGAAAGCGCATCGCGCGGCGCTGGCGGAGGCCCAGCGAATGGCGGAGCGGGAGGCGGCGGCGGCGAGGCTCCAGTTGACGGTGTTATCCACCACGGAGCTTGACCGGCTGCGGAGCGAGGCGCGGAGCACCAAAGAGTAGGCGGCACACGATGGCATTGTTCACGGACGGCGCGGTTACGAGCATCGAAGATCTGAGGGGGCACGACACGCAGTTGCTGAATGTGGCCACCGTCGAGGGCATCGACGTGACACGGAAGCTGGCGTTGGCACATGAGGAACTCTGCGTAGAAGTGGCGGGGCTGCTGGGGCGGCTCGGGCTGCCAGGGCAACCGATCGCGCCGACGGCGATCCGGCAGGTGGTGGTGACGCCACCGCTCAAGCTCTGGCATATTTTCCGGACGCTGGAAATGGTGTATGCGGATGCATACAACAGTCAACTGAACGACCGGTATGCAGGGAAGCGGGACGAATACCACGAGATGGTGAAGTGGGCGTACAACCAGGTGATCCAAGCCGGGCTGGGGATCGTCACGGACCCGATGGAGCAGGCGGCAACGCCGGTGGTGCGGCCATCGGCGGGCGGACTGGCAGACGGCACGTATTACGTCGCCATCGCGTGGACCAATGCGGCGGGTGAAGAGGGGGCGAGTTCGGCACCGGCGACGATCCAGGTGTCGGGCAGTTCCTTCGCGGTACAGACGACCGCGCCGCCGAATGTTAAGGGATGGAACGTATACTGCGGGACTAGCCCGGCGACGATGACGATACAAAGCGTGCCGACCTTGGCGCCGGGGCAGACATGGGTGCAGCCGGACACTTTGTCCACAACGGGACGGCTGGCCGGCAGCGGGCAAACGCCGACTTACCGGCTGCCGGTGCCGCGGACGATAAAGAGGGGCTGATGACAAGCAAAATTGGAAGCGCGGCGACGGCCAAAATAGTGCAGCGGATCACGGGGCCGAGCGGAGTGAATGCGGGCCTGGGGGCGCTGACACAAGGGGAACGGGAGTTGGCGGGCCTGGTGGACACTTCACAGGTGCGGGCACAAAACGTGGCGGCCGAGATGGCGGAGCGTGCGCTGGGAGTGAAGTACCCGGCGGTGAACGTGTACTGCGAAAAGATCGTGAACGATCTGCGGGAGAAGTTCCAGACGTTCTCGGGGCGGGTGCAGATGGCGATCGAGTTGCGGCAATCGCAGGACCGGTTGGAGGGGATACAGGACCGTCTGGAAGTCTATGTGGACGCGACGATGCAGATGCTGGATGGGAACCGGGGCGATTGGGGCGACGGGATGTTCTACGGCGGCGGATACGAGGTGGCGTTCGGAGCGGTGAAGCAGGGCGGGAAGAATTTCATGCAGGTGGCAAAAGTCACTTTCGAGATCGGGGTGAACAGGAACTAGTATGTCTACATATATTTCGTCCAACGCGAATCGATTCTACACGGCGTTGGAGAGTGGGTACGGGGAAGTAGGATCGATCACGGCCACCAATCGGATTCCGGCGGTCAAGCTGGGGATCCAACAGC